AATGATGACAAATCCCCTGTAGCTGGCAGTACATGAATAACATCATCAGCGTTACCACTTTCAGATTCTATGGTAAGATCACCTACAAGAGATGCCTGTGTCCAAGCACCATCATCATAAGTACCATTTTTGCATTTAATCACAAGTCCATCGGCAAGATGATTAATCAGCACATAATCTACCGTTTTATAAGGATTGCCCGTTGAACCATCCCCAGTGGTATCATTTCCTGTAGGTGCAATATATATATTTGCCATAGCGCTCTCTAACTAATTTTTATTCTAAATTGAATTGTCATAATATCTGTGTCTAGAACAGTTCTTGATAATGATAAAGCTCTAAACGCAATAAACTTTCCTGTATTATCAGTTGTTGTTGCTAAATACGCCGTTGTCACAGGCCCAATGCTTCCTCCTGACGCCGTGAATGATACTGTCTTACTTACCAATCGATACGCCCCTGCATCAAGTTCTTTAGTAGGAAATCCAACATTTGATTTTTCAACTACTTGAGGCGCATAACCATTTCCTGATGGTTCATTAGTTATTGAAGTTAGGGTAGACGCAACAGTAGGGGTAGAATTACACAACCGAATATAAAATTCAGTAGGATCATATGTTGAATCTCCCCTAAAGAATGTCTCTAATATTGCTTCTTCCCCTTCTTGTGATACAGCATTAAGACCCTCATCTTCCCAAATTACTTTACCATCCCTAATATGTTGTATTTTCCATATTGATTCATACCGCATATCCATAGTTCACTCCTTTAATTATGATACGTAACTTATACTTGTATAATCATTTTCGAGTAATTTACAAATCTGTTCTTTATCAACTACAATATCCCCAAGTTCATCTTGTTGATATCGTGCATACACAACCTCAAGAGCTCCTGGTGCGGGTGTTATATCCACCCCAATCAATCCCGTAACATAATCTATCACACCCGTAACTGCATAGGTGCTACCCAGATCCGTCCATCCACCTGCCCCATCATCTACTGCTATCTTTGTATCATCTATGTAAATTTCAGTACCATGTATTACTAAAGGCAACACATCCGCAGTTTCAGAAAAATCATATGTTGAATCATATGCCGATAAAAGTTCTTTACGAATCTTCAATGTAATATTACTGTGTGATACTCCGGATACATTTTCTACTACTTCATAAATATCCCCTATTCGTTTTGACACCCCTAATTTAGTTGTAGTTCCCAAAACAAATAAATCACTTATCGCTGTTTCAATAAGAGACTGCACATATGAAAGTTGATTACCTACAACAACTTTAATAATAAGAGTTGGTATAACATAAAGAATAGTTGGATCAACATAAGTATATCTAACTGTCATCATAGCTTTTGTATAAAGATACTCGGATAGAACAGCTTTGAAGGCGGTATCCGGTAGTTCCCAGTCCTGTAAAATAACAACCAGTCGTACCTGATTGTAAAGAGTGTAATCAGGATTTGCTTCTTCCGCTTCACCCCAAGCATTTGAATCCGCAACACCCGGATAGGCATTCAGAATAGCAATGTGATCAGATTTTGTTACTGCCCGATCACCGGTGGCAAAAACTTGTGGGGCATTAACCCTAATTTCTTCAATTGTTTCAGGATCATCCCCACCTAAGAAATTTGTAGTATTGGTAACGGTAACAATCTGTGTTACACCGTCTTGATCATAAATAGTAGATGATAATGTAGTAATCAAGCCAGTAGCATATACATTACCAAGAATACCGTCAGATCGCACATAAGTAATATCAATATTTTGCCCTACTGTTGGGGCGGCACCGAAGACATTGTTACCAAAAACAATAGTAATAGTTCCATCAAGTTCTGGTCTAAGGACATAATCAGTAGAAGTATTAATTGAATTAATGAAAGATGTTACTGAAGTCCACACAACTGAATCAACTGTCACAATAACATTTGTATTTTCAATTTCAGCATCATTAACGTTATATTCCTGGTTAGCACTTCCAGACGATGTTTGAGAAACAATTTTCTTTTCCCCTTGAATACCGCCAACATCAACATAAGTTTGTCCCGGCATAATAACACCATCCGCCGCAACCAAGAATGTATAACCCCCAGCTGTGGCACAAATAGTATATTTAGGAACAAAAACCATTTTTGTAGCCGCAGAACTCAAACTAAATCTAAGAGTACCAGTTGATGATACATTCCTGGTAGGAATATAATTTAAAAGTCTGGCCAAATTTACAACTGATGAATAATTCTGTGCAGTAACTATGTATGATTCTTCGGCTCTTCTTTCAACATAATACAAAACAAGAGTTCCAACAGCCGCAAATAATTCTATTAGCATAGATCCTGTAGAACTTCTGTACATATCTGTCCAGGCACTCTGTAACGCCAATCGTTGCTGCAATTGCGTTACTAGATTGTCAAAATCATAATCTACATAATTTAGCGGTTGTGTCGACATGTGAAAACTCCTTATTGAGTAATAACTGTTGCGTAATTAAACGTTTCAGTGTAACTCTTTATTCTAAAATTTATGGTTACTGATACAGAATTAGCATCTGAATCTTCTGTAAAATCTACACCAACAACTTGAACCCTAGGATCCCAGGCTTCAATTTTATCCTTAATTTCATTTGATAATCTATTAACCAAATTATTGTTAATAGGTTCAAATACCAAACCACGTAAACCAATAGCAAAATTCGGCAAGAAAACTCTTTCACCGGGGGTAGTTCCGAGAATATTATCTATTGATGTTCTAACAGCATCCACATTAACTGACTTCCGTAAACTACCTTGGGCATCAGGTGATAATGATTGGTGTAGATCGGACCAAATTTCTTTTGTTATAGCCATAACTACTCCTATAATACTCTTGGATTCATTAATACAAAATTAGTACCGTCATAAACAACAGTACAAAACATATCTTCCAAAATATCACTACTCTCTAACACTGTATTTACTCCCTTAACAATAGTTTTTGCACCGAGAGAATTAACATTTAATGTTGCCGTACCCGTATTGAGAGTATTTGCTTTGAATACAAGTGTCATTCCTATTATATAAGTGTTAATACCAAAAATAATTGTTGCATATGTGTCTGTTGATCCGACGTCAACACCATAATTAGTACCTAAAACTGTATATAATGGTGCATCTGTATATGCAAATGGTGTTGTGCCTTCACACACAGTTACACCATCAAACCAAACAATATAATTTTCATATTTAGCCATCAATTTTAATACAACTGATGTACCTAAACTATCTGTAATAAATGTTCCTGTTTGGGTTTCAAATATAGTTGATGAAGAATCTGTAGCAACCATATTTATTTCTGCCCCTGTTGTCAACACTCTTGATTCCATTCCTGAAGTAACCTTAACTCTATATAAAATTGAATATGTTGTTGAGGCTTTTAACCCCGAAAGTGTATAGTTAATTCCTTCAAAATGAGTACCTGTTGTCGTAATTTTAACAGAATAAGATCCGTATCCAATATCACTCGTATCTCTTGCTATTGTTGGTGTTCCTTCCAACGCCCAATAATCCGGTACGGAGGAAGCACCTAAACTAAAATATTCAAAAGAACCATTCCGAATTAAATTAAGTGAATTATTTGATCCATCTCCTAATATAGTTGTACTTGTATTAAGAAAAACAGTCCATATACCGATAGTATAACAACTGTACATAATTCCTGTATCTATTGCGTAGTACCATTGCCCTACTACAGGTGTTACGGTCTTAGCCCCGTCTACACCAGATACAAATGGTGTGTGCAATTCAGTATTTGTTAAATTACTATGTTCTTTTGACATTTACTAACTCCTTACTTATTATAAATCACAACTAAGTTCTGATATCTTTGAAGTTATTGATGCTTCTAATCCACTTAATTGAGAGGTTATGGTTGCAATTTTAGCCACCATTTCTATTTGTTTTTTAATTAATTCTGCTTGTATCAATATTGCATGATCATAGGGATCCAATATATTTACATGAATAAAACTTTTAATCCAATCTATAGCCCCACCTAAATCACCGGGTTCTATTATAAGTGAACCTAAGATGCCTAAACTCTTTGTTATTTCTGCCAATTGGTCGGCAAAATAATTTTCTACTAATTTTTTAAATTCATCTAAGTCCTTTGTAATATTTATATCTGCTAATTCTTTTAATGTACTTAGTTGTGAACAAGCAGTACATCCTGAAACATCGGTATTAACCTTAGTAATACTTGCCTGCATATTATCAATTTTTAATTGCAGATTGTTTAAAAATATTGGACTTATAGGCCCTGGTATATTCATATTACTCCTTTTTATTTAACACTTGTAATAACGCCTTGTGAAACACTTACTATTCTATTATCTCCGGTAGAAAATGTTCCGGTCCAACCATTTGCTAAATCTATATTACCAGTTACTTTAACTATTCGAGAATCTAATATTATATTATTTGGTGAAAACACTATGATTTTTCCATCCCATTCCATATGAACAGAAGCAATTACTGTTTCCAATGAATCGTTAATACTATCAACAACTGCTTCTCCACCACTTGTTATAGGATCAAATTTAGAAAGTTTAACTTCACCTAAAGTATCATCCACATAAAATTCAATACCCCCACTTGTTCTTAATGCCTTTCTAGTCGGATAATTTGGTATTCTTGCTTGGGGTAATCCCATTTGAGCAGTAGGCGCTTCCCCAATATAAATAGGTTGATATGGATCCCCCATTTCAAACATAACGAAAACAAAACTATCTACCACAGGAATAGCAAAATGTCCTGTACCACTACCTGAACCATCCCAAATAGGGTACATAGGAACTGCCCAAGGCAATAAAGTAGAATCAGTAATATCTTCAAACATTGGGTACACTTGAACTTTGATCCGGCCATACTGATCTGGATCATCATTATCCAAAACCTTCCCACGATAAACCCCTGATAATTTGGGATCATGTATAGCTAAACCTGATGTTCCTAATTTCATATTTGACATTACACTGTCTTCCTTCTATGTGTTGCGGGTAATAAACTTGTCTTTTTATCGGTATCTAATCCATGCCGAGTTAATAAGAGTTTTGTCAAAAATACATCCCCACAATTATGAACCACTCTTTCTATTAACCAATCTCCAGAATACTGATAAGAATATAAATCATCCCCCGTTGTACCTTGTGGAAAAAATACCTGAACAATTTGTCCCGGAACAGCATTAGGTAATCCCTTAGTAGTGATCCACATCTTCGCCAAACTAATTAACCTATTTCCGTAACTACTCTTTATTCGTCCTACAAAATCAGATGTAAAATCATTAGTTCTGCCGGTATTATTATTCTGATTACTATCAGTTGTATCACCCTTATCAATCATAAAGAAATCAGCTAATGATGTGTAATCAGCAACATTCTCTGTGGCTGATACATAAACACTGTTATCATAATCAAAATACCCATACGCCTGTGTTCGCACACCAAATATTCCATATAACTTATAATAATCATATATGTAATATTCAAAAATAGGTAACTGATCTTCATATGGTATATCATTGAGAATGAACTTGTAAGATATTGGATCCGTTATCATCTTTGATAAACTCTTACACATAAATATCTTTTTGTTCTTATAATTCTTTACATAACATTTATATCCATATTCACCGTTTACACCAATCAAATTATCTTGCAAATAATTTAATAATTGAGCATTATTCCAAGTTGGTTGAAGTAAGGTTTTATCATAATCCAAAGATATATCAACATCGGTAGAATCAATGTCAAGTTCCGCAGCAATAGTTTCCAAAGATGTTTTTATGCTACCAGAAAACCCTCTTGAATAATCTGGTGCAAATAACTTCTTAATATCTAAAAATCCAGTAACATCATATTCTGATGTTGGTGTACTTTGTCTTGCCTTCGGTTCTCTTATATAGACACTAAAATTAAAGATATTTTTGTCATCAGTATCGGCATTTTCTGCTAATTCTATTTCAACACTACTCATATTTTTATCAAAGGGAGCAACATGCGTAACCGCACCCGTATTGTCATCAAAACGAAGTCTAAATTCCGGCAAGAACTTATTCAGATCCTGTACGATAGTGAGTTCCCTTAAAACCGATCTTGTTAAAGGAAGCACCACACCACCAAATTTAACTATTAAATGATAATTTCCTATCATCGTAATGAATACCTTTTATAGAATTCATAAATATCCAGAACATTAGGTATCTTAATCAATTCCCCAATCGTAATGTCCTCAAATGGATTCTGAATTCCGTTCACATAACAAATTATCCACCAATATTTCACTGAGCCATAATTCTTAAAACTTAATAAATCAGCTCGCAATACATCATCCGCAGTAATACGATAATAATTAACTGGATAGCTCATCACAAACCGATTCAATGTCGCGTCTAAATGGTCATATTCTAATCCGTTACCAATATCTACGGTATTAAAAAAAGATGTTCTATTCATAATTTTCCTAGCCTATCCTATAATGGGAGGTTCTTTAGGTGCAACATAACCACCGAATTCAGTTTTAGACAGATGTAAATCATTATCATAGACTGCCGCAAGTTCTTTTCTTGTCATCATTCGCCAAGATTCTATGGTCAAATCAACTTCTGCACCAATAGGACCCTTATTACTCATTCTATTTTCATAAGTAACCTTAACTTCTCGGACAATAACACTCCTAAATCCTAAGAAATTCCCAATATTTATGGAAATTTGTTCCCCACGACTTGTATCCGCGCCTGTACGATGTGCGCCATTCGACTCCTGTGATATAGTAAAACCAGATGGTCCTGGTGGTGTTAGTCCTACACCACTTTTGTCTTCTAAGGCATTACTGGGTAATGTAAGACCTTGTAATAATTGACAAGGCAAAAGAACTTCTTTTTCTACATTATTTACGGCCTCAAACTTTAATTTAAGAGTTATACCTATTGGTCTAGATCCAGCCCATTTTCTATTAGTACTTACAGATGTTATGGCTGATTTATGAAAAAATGCGGAAGTTAAAAAATCCGCCCCCTCTTCTAGTGCCTTATAACCTGGAATACCTTGCGCAATACCCGCCCAATCTGAGCCCGCAGTTAGCGTAATCTTTTCTTGTAAATACGCATTAATGGTAAACATATGAGCACCTTCTCCAAAACCAACAAATTTCCCACCCTGATCCGCAGTTATTTCAATAACATATCTATCACTAATCCCACTCAATACACTTGTTGGAATACCACAGGTGACAGGAAGAATGGATTTAACTGCATTACCAAAGGTCTTTGTCCATGTTGTAATCGCCATATTTACTCCATTAGTCAGGAACTATGCTACCCGCCCCTATAGAATCCAAAAGTGGATTTTTAATAGTATTTACATTAGTTCCAGCAGGCGGAGGGGTACTCTTAGTATCCATATTTTTTATATTATCATTAAGTTCACGTATTGATATACTAAGATCCTCTATACTCATACGATAATTTGAATCTGATCCAGCTGTAACAAGAGGGATATCATTCAACATTGAATCTTCATTAACTGATTCCTTACTCCCAAATTTTTTAATAGATTCTTCAACTGACATCTCGTTTCCACGTGCTTGCTGCATTGCTTCTTGTTCATTTCGTTCCTGTATATGCGCTTCACGTTCAATATCATCCCCAGGTTTTGATACTACATTTAAATTTTCATCGAGTATTATGCCATGCATTTGTTCCCATGCCATTTGAGTAGCCACCTTAGCACCTATTGATTCATCTTTTGCCCGTATTTGTAAAGCTCTAACATGTTCGGGAGTAAGATGCCCAGTACCCCGCGCCTGTGCCAATGTTGCCTTACTGGCTTCTTTTTGCAAATGTGTATGCGCATCCCCACCCATCATATCAGAAATGAACTTTTGTTTACTAAGCCAATCCACTGCCAAAGTAGCTGCGTATGTGAACGCTACAATTGCAACAGTAGCAAGGTTAATCATACTTCCAAAATTACGTATACCACCACCACCCGCGTCTTCGGTATCAATACCACTACCACTACCACCATGAGAAGACTCCAACATTTTTTTTGTCCATTTTGCTTTCATTGCTTTCCCATTAAAAAAATTAAATAATCCTGTTTCAATATCACCACCACGCCTACCCTCCCCTGCCCTATCCACTGCTCCCATAATAGAGGTATCTTCTGGTTCTATCTCCTGACGCTGAGTTTCCACACCAATATTTGTACCTGCCACGCCAAAAGCATTTTCATCTAATCGTTCTGCCATTATTTTTTGTTTATTTCGTTCCCTCCTCTGATACGGTCCAATACCGAACATATCTAAAGTGGCCGCCTTACCCACTGTTCCCGCAACAGTCTTAACCAGATCTAAAAATTGTTTACCTTTTGATACTGGTTTAGTTATTTCTTTTGTTTTCTTTAAAAAGAGAACCTGCGCACTATCTAGATCTTCTAAACTTATTCCAGTTGTACGAGCAATTTGTTCAAAATTTTCAGATAAAGTTTCAGATATTTTTGTGGCGTCAGTAAAGAAAATAAATTCATCGTCTAATTCTGTTACCATATCTAGAAGTTTAAGACCATATTCCCGAGCCTTTACGATATCATTTGTTGAAAGTATCTTATCTATAAGAATAACTAATGAAGATATCTTAGAAAAAACACCACGCACACGCTTAATTTCCGCCGTTGCTCTTTTATACCTATCATATTTTGCACTTAACATGGTAAAGAAAGTACGAAAATCACCTGTGTAACGCTCTTTAATAATCTCAAGAGCCGTTTGGCCAACACCTGTAACTATACCAAAACCCTCATCCATCATCTGCTGTATTGAATTATTTGCAGTGGATTTTCTAGGTTTCATCATAGATCTGAATTTATCGATTTCAGAATCTCTCAAAGGTTCTCTGGCCATTATTATCCTCCGGCTTCTTTACGAGCCTTAGCTTCATTTTTCTTTTGCAATACCAACCTACTATGTATCCAACTATTATCCCTTATATCATTATTATCATAATCTGCTGTCGTCATATTAAGGTAATACAAGAGATCAAATTGAGTCTCCAGTATAGCGCTCAAGTTTTTTCCCATATGGAAGAAGTAATTCAATGCGAAAGGGTACGGGCAAAAAACCCGTACCTCCACATCTTGGGCATTCATACCCAGATTCCATCTTTACCCCGTGTTCAAATTTAGAATGAAATGCCCTAATAACCATCAAATCCTTTGTGGATAGATTTTCAAGATATTCAACATTTTCCCAAACACTCTTATCATTAACCAACGTGAGTGCATATCTGTATAACCAAACACTCTGACCCTGTTTATCCATATCATTGATCTTCAACATGTCCGCTACTCTAAGCAGCCTAACTTGTACGGCATCTCCAGATATAGGAAGTTTAAGATCATATGGTTCTTTGAAATCCTCTGGCAGTTCCACTATTTCCAAAGCAGAAAGATCAACATCATAAATAGATTTCTGCCAACAATGTTCACATTCATAATCCACTGCGAATATTTTAGAATATGAATTAATAGCTTGCCATACCACTAAATACAATCTATCCCCAATAGTAAGATTGATTGGATCAATACCTTTCAACACACCCCTTAACACAGTAATAAACTTCTTTTCGAAGTTATCATTACTAATTTCAGCAATTAACTTTTCGTCTTTACCCTTAAAGGTTCTAATTTGTATCTGATCAGGGTTTTCCGCTAAATCAATATCTGGGTACACCAGACATTTGGAAGGGAAGGTTACTGTTACTAAATTCTCTTGCATGGTACTCTCCTTTTCTTTTTGTAGGAGTAATATTACTACTACGGCTTGATTAACGTCATCAAGATATTTCCTTTTGCCAAAGCTTTATTCATCATATCTACTGTGGTATTTGTTTTCTTAATGTATCTTCCTAATGCTTTGTTGGTAGGTGTCCTTAACTCAATCATATTATCATCTTCCACAAAGTTCGCAACCAATCGATTATTCATATCAGTGATCTGTGTGGTTATGACAGAAGTTTCATTAAGTTCTTTCCTACAATGTTCAATTAAATCCCTAAGCATATTTTATCCTTTTTATCCAAACCATTCATATTCAATTTTATCAACAGAAAACTCAATAGCAACAGTAGTCAAATCTTCATTCGCGTAATTTAAGTTATATTTCGGAAAAGTTACCGGGAAACAACCGATCAATTTGTACCTGCCGAATGCTATTCCTGTTGAATCCAAGAATCTAACATAAATATCTTTTTGATAATTAGATTTAATCTTAAACAATCCTTCTGTATCAACAATCAAACCTTTCCAAGCATTAACGTACGCGGATACAGCATCGGGCATTGTTTTGACAAAAGTTATACGAATTTTATCCACAGTCAGCATACCCGCAAAATGAGCTTCATAGGGACCAACGCGCATAATATTAGCGGCATTCATACTATAATCACCAAACTGCACATCCCGTACTAATTGAGCCAATCCAAAGCCCATCAAACCGCCGAACTTGCCGCCACCGCTCGCACTCATCTGAATATCCGGCAATAACACGTCCCAGAGATAATTTCTCTGGAAACGTGCCTTGCCTAAAATCCAATCAACTGGTACGCTTATTCCCGGCATTTTTAAGTTACCTCTTCCCACGTATCAAACGCGAATGTAACTCCATAGCTAACTGTTCCATCCGTTGCATAAGACATTGCAACCTTACCAATGTTCTGCACCCAAGCACCACGCAACTTGATCTTCATGTAAATAGCACCGGCAGTTGTGATAGTGGTAAGATACACATCACTTTTATAAAGAGGATCGCCAACACCAATTCCTGTAGTATTGTTTACGATAAGTTGCTGCCAGGATTGAATGGCATCAAATACCTTCTTATCCTCACCTTCAATGAACGTTATCGCCCACTGCTGATCATACTTCAATTTCCCTGCAACCTTAATCCCGGCAGTTTGCTTAAATGGTATTAAAATTTCACCATTACTTCTACCAGGAATTTCAGCCGACTGGGCTCTGATTGTAAAAGTATCAGAATCCCCATCCCCTCTAGGAACAGGAACTACTACTTCCCACAAATACGTTCTTGCCGGATTTGTAAGATTACTTTTTAATGAATCTAGCCCCATAAGTGACATATTAAATCCTCCTTATTTATAAACTTGTTTACAGGTTGTATCCCCTGGCAATAAGTTCATTGAAATTAGCACCTGTTGTAGTAACGATAACCTGCAATTGTATGAACTCGGCCACCCTTATAGGTTTAACAAATACATCAACGTGAAGTTCATTACGATCAATAGTATCAGGAGTATTGTTTGTTTCATCACAAACAACCTGGTATCCTTTTTGATCATCCGTTGTCATCTGGAATGCACCGGCCCCACTTAATGTATCTAAATAATTATCCAACATTGCGGTAACTCTAAACCGCGTATTCTCATCATTCGGTTCAAACACAAATGATCGTAAAGATATTGCCATTGCTTTTTCAATAATAATAAGCAATCTACGAACATTCACACGATCAAGAGCCGAAGCAGTTGTTGCTTGAGTTTTCTGACCCCAGATAACATTTCCCGATCCAGGAAAGATCTGTAACGGATTGATCCCTGCCGGATATAATGTATCCCGTTCTCCTTGTGAAAAGGCCAATCGTGTTCCATTAACATCCACAATACTAAGAACATTCATAATACCCCTATTCAAACCTGCAGGAGCACTCCATACATTACGGATATAATCTGTGTATGCATATTGAGCGCCAACATACCCAGAACCCGCCACAGTAGTCAAAGTTGAATTATACGGATCATATATCGAAACCAATGGAGCGTACAAAGCAACATAACTAGAATTAATATTCTGTGTAACATTTCTCCACGTAACCATTGATGCCACAGACGTTGTTTCAGCTGGATCAATGTTTAGAATAGCCATACAATCTTTTCGTGTTTCTGCCACTGATTGCATTTTCAACTGAACAGCTACCGAAAAGAATCCAGCTTCAACTAGAATACGAACATCAACATCATCAGGATTAATAAATAGATCCCAACCAGCAATCAACTGAGCATCTGCAATTGCACCACCATCAGATCCTTCTGCAAATGTCAATGCAGTATCCTGTGCCTTTGGAAGAACAGAATCCACCTGTGTTGCATCATCCGCAACTACAATGTAATCACTAAATCCATTGATTACTGTTTCCATATACTGTTGTCTTCCATAACCATCTAATTGTGTTTTTCTAGAAACTGTCCAGGATTCTTGTCTAACATTTGTTCCATTAGAATCCAATTGATAAACATCAATCACAAAAACAAATAAAGCATCATTTGTAGTTGTTCTGGTGATAATAATACTCAGGTCATTGTTCCATATACCTGGATTCACACCATAAATATTTAACAAATTGTCTTCACCAGAAACATCCACAAAATCAGGACTTGTTACACCCGATGAGATTGCGGCATTTGCCTGAACACTATCACTTGTTTTAATCTTAACACCACCATACAATGCAGTATTCTGAGCACGATAACACCATAATTGATTTCCTGTTTCTAAAAATGCCAAAGCAGCATAATGAAAATCGTTTCCAAGTACTGGTTGACCATATTCAGCGATAAACTGCTGTGTATTTGTAATCAACCTGATCTGCGTAGTATCACCCTTTGCTGAATAACCAACAATAGCCGCAGTGGTTGTCGCAATTGTCGGCACAATGTTACTCAAATCAAGTTCTCGCGTGTAAACACCTGGGGATAAGTAAAAACTCATGCTAATTCCTCCTTAATTATTTGTTTTTTATGTACCATTAAAAATCCATACCTTTCTTTTTTTAGAGTATGTTTTGTCATATATTTCCTATGGTGTTGCTGTAATAATATATTCATCTATTAATGTATCTCGGTAATTTGGGCTAGTTCCTTCTCTTACGTATAGATCCAGAATGATCGTCAATATTGTCTTTGTAGTTATTGACGTTAATACCCAGCCTTCCAATGTTATCGGAAACTCATACACGAAATACTGTCCTTTTTCATAAATATCATAATTTGTTTTATCTATGATAGGACCAAACTTCATATACATATCCATTTCATACACACCATTGTAATAAAGAACAAGATTTGGTGTATCATGTTGCCATGATAAATATGATTCTGCCGCGTGCATAATCCAATCTAAATCCCTACTCCACAACAAAATTTTATAATTTATCTTTGCAGGAACGGCCTTGATGGTAATGATCTGTGCTTTAGAACCACTATCAACATATTGCATTGTCATTCCACGTCTGGCCAATGTGGATCTCTGCCGTTCCCAATCAAATTCAATACCCTCACGCCAGATACTAATAAATTCAACTGTTCCTTCACCCCTTTTTTCTGCAATCTTTCTTTGTGCTATTCTTTCGGGATAAAATACAATATCTTTGTTAGAATCATCTATATCCAGAAACGGACTGAACTTAGTGAAGACCAGTGATTCCATTCCCTTATCCATTGTGCTTATGAAAGAAGTAGCGGCCATTATATTTTATGCATCTTTCTGTAAATGATTAATTTAGTCATAAAGTATCTCCATGTCCAAAATTTCATATCCGTATCAGGATCCAATACACTTCGGTTTATCCATTGTTCAAAAAAGTATTCTGGTTCAGGGCTTCCTGCACTTAAATAATCATAAAAAGCCCTATAAGCGAGAAGGCGTCTAGCCATATCTCTGAACTTCTCTAACTCTATGTTTTCAATATTCTTTTTCATATTAATCAAATAACAATGTTTTACCTTCAACAATAGGTTCAACCTCAGAAAGATCTTGTTCAATTTTAACGAATTCCCGAATTGAACCCAAATTAAAAACATTCTTATTCTCCAAAGTACCGCCTGCCGCAAGATAGATCGTTGTTGCGGGATCAATCTGCACAGGAATTTGAGAATTTGAAACATTCTGTATTTTTCTAACTTTTACACTCATGTTCTCTTCGCCCTTCTTGGTGCTAATTTATAGTATCTGAATACTTCCCGATCATACATATTCTGCATTAGGACATCAACGATTTCAAATTCATCCGTGTCAAACTTGCCCGGAATATACTCACTTTTTATCTTTATATAACTTTTAATAATAACTTCCGGTAAATTCTGAAACCTGGCAACAATCGGGGTCTCACCTTCTGCAAATACCCCTAATTTTCTTAACCTATGCAGTTTAGGCACAAACCACTCAATCCAAACTTTAATACACCCATGTTTTCTAAAGGTAACATCATCAGGTGACGTATAGATATCATCTGGTTCAAGTGTGGTCAAATTAGTAGGAACATAAAGAGTACAGTCAATCCCATATAATGACACACCAACATTATTGAAAGTTCTAACAACATCAATAACTCTATTTGGAATTAATCCACTCATTTACGTTCCTCCATTGATTCCGTTGGCATTAAATAATAGTTCCATCTGGCCTCATCAATTTTAATATGATCTACCATTTTTTCTGCCACTTTCATAAACTGTTTACGCTGTGCTTTTGCCTCACCCCATTCTATAAAACCATGGGCAAATAATCCAAGCATTCCAACCAAACAAATACTAATCGCAAATCGCCATTTCTTCTTACTCCTAGGAAATTCTTCAACATATGATAATCTCACATCGTGACTAGCACAAGGAAGAGTACTTACTTTATCAGTAAGTGTTTTTACTGAACTAAGGATGGCTTCAATGTCGGTTCTGTTTTGCTTATGACATTGTTCAATCAACTTAATAATTATCCCGTGTTCTCCATTAACATGTTGTTTATCACACATTCGAACTCCAATACTATTTAGTCAATGTTATGTGCCGGTAATTCTTGTTTAGGTGGTTCATCTTGTTGTTTATTATGCAACACCTTTACTAAAATAACCGACACACATCCCACAAGTAATAATACTAGCCATAAATAAGTTCTCATACTACACCTCTAACTTATCAACTGACTCAAACGGAGCATCTGCTTTTGGTGGAAGTGTTGTATCACCACCTGGTTCTATAACTGACCCATCTTGTTCCACATCTTCTGGTGCGGGTTCTGGTTCTTGCAACTGACTTTCCATTTCAGCTAAGGCCGCATAATAATCAACATTAGGAAATTCTTTCATGTGATCAAATGTAATCTTAGCAATAATGGCAGGATCACCACCAACAGTTTCAAAGTGTTCCATTTCAACATTCATACCTTTAATCAGCATATCAACATCCACTTCTGCTAATTCAGGAAGTTGCTCAGTAAGCTGTGCGATCAATTCAGGCGTGATTTCTGGTCTTTCGCCACCTTCATCAGCAATGGGTGTGTCATCTGCAATAGGTGCGTCAGGCGCCATAGGTTCCTGAACTCTTGGTTCACTCGCGGCAACCATTTCCTCTTCTGTTATTTGCAATGTTGCTTCTACAATTTTATGTATATCCATTACTTTATCTCCTTTTTCTTGTCAGTAACCTTTTTCTTGTTTTTCTTTGAAAACTTCTTAGCCTTCATATCATCAACGAATTTCTGTTGTTTAGCAGACATCTTTTTACCTTTTTTCTCTGCGGGGCATTTTTCACCAGCTTGTTTTCTTTTTCCATCTTTACCCGCCATAGCAGAACCGGCAAAAGGACCAGTACCATCTCTTTTTCCCGGAACACTTTTACCTTCTTCAAGATCTTCAAGATGTTCCGCGACCAATAATCTTTCCGCCATTTCCAATGTTTCCTCATCAGAGAATTCAGGCTGTTCTTCATCGGTTAAAAATAATTCATCACCAAGCATAGGATCTTCACCAGGTTCTAACGCCAATGGATCTCCACCAAGATCATCCAAAGGAAGTTCAATAGTATCAGCCTTTGACGTTGTAACAGTTGTTGAATCACCATCCGAAGAAACATCAATTTTATTACCATCATCAGTAGACACAGAAACATCAACACCTTCTTCAACTTCTTCCTTTACTTCAACTTCTTCCTTTACTTTCGTAGTACCATCAACCATTGGTGCAGGTTTTGCTGTTCCATCAGTAGCTTGTTTCTTTGCTGCTGATTTATTAACATCACTCTGTGCAGCACTTTTTCCTTCTGGCCCCTGATCTTTGGTAATATCAGTGGCTACCTGTTGTGCGGCCTGATCAGTGTGTGCTTTATGAGTAGAATCTGATTTCGTAACAATCTTCTGGGCATTACTAATACTCTGTCCGGCTAAATCATCGGTTGGTATTGTTGCTGCTGTTTCATCCATTACCTCAGAATCTTCTTCTTCTTCCTCTTCATCATTTTCTTCAGCATCTACAAATGCCCCACCGCCATCATCTTCTTTTACAAATACAGATTCATTATTAGAACTATCCCAAGTTAGGTTTAAGTCACCCATAACTTTAATAACTTCTTCTGGAGATACTTCTTCATCACGTAAATTCCATACCACTCGTTTACCACTGCCGTTTACTTGAACACAGTACATTGCTTTATTATCAACTTGAATAATATAAAATACAGTACCGTTAGTATCATAGTTTCTCAAAAGTCGTGCGCCTTCTTCACCTCTTGCCGGACACCAAGGTGATCCTTCGGCATATTTTTGAAAATCTTCAGCAGTATCTATTTTTATTACTTTAACATTACCTTCATCATGTAAAATTTGTGCTTCTTTTACAGATTCCCGAGCAGCAGAACCGGGAACAATACCTGCCGAACCATTAGCACTTTCCTGAGCATTTGTCTTTACTGACCACAACTTTGAATCAGGATTTTGAACAGCAATACCATTGTTCTTCTGTGCTAGATCTCGTGCAACACTTTCTTCACTAATACCATCGGCAATAATCTCACCGTTGTTATCATTACTATCAAATTCAGCTAAATCCTGAATATAATCTTCGGCATTATCAACATTATTAAGATTAGCAGGAAGTTTTCCTTCTTCAGTCTTAATGCCACCGACTTTCACACCTCTATTTTTTGCAGTATTCTTGTCACTTGTTTTCTTAATACCCGCAGAAGTTTCAAAATCAGACTTCTTATCAACACCGGGTGTTTCCTTATCCATTTCTTTCTGGATTTTGGAAAGTTCTGGTGTGTCAGTTTGCCCAGCACCGTCTGTTTTAATGGCAGGATTGTCACAAGGATCTTTAGCATCCTTTTTCTTCTTCGCTTCTTCAACCTCATCTTCTTTCAAAGATTGAATTATTTCTTCTGGATCATCAACGTTATTCAGATTAGGATATAACTTTCCTTCTGATACATCCCTACAATCAAGACATTTCATACCATACTCATCTTCAAAGTTTGCTTTAGCTTCTTCCGCAGTAGCAACATTAAAAATATCCTTTATACTACCCGCACTGCATTCCCATGCCTTTGATTGTTCAGATACTTGAGTTTCACCAACAGTTTTGTATGCCTTATCGGTAGCCTCAAATAAACTTTCATTTGTTACATCCTTTTGAATGAATTTAAATAATTCATATGGATTGATATCTGACATTATTATTCCTCCTCAAAATTGTTGAGGGTCGTATTGACCTTCAATTAATTTAACTCGCCCAAATCATCAATGACATCCAGGATGTTATTGAATAATGCTGGCTTAAACATTTCCCCAATTGGAAATACCATATCCTTTACAACTTTGATAGTACGATACGATTCTAGTTCGTCCAGCACATCCTGGGATTCTATATAAATCGAATTGGTGGCAATCATTCCCATATTCACAGTAAATTCAGATATCAATATAATACCTTCATACTCACTTTGAATTCTGCAACCTACCAAATAATCATATTCTTGGAAAGGTTCAAACGCATTCAAAGGTCGGTCATCTTGGATTGTTTTAATTATCATTTCTAAGGTACCGATATCATCTGAGTGAATATTTTGGATTCTCTTCGCCAATCCCCGGATACTTTTATCATATGTATTAAGTTGTATTGCAACCTGCCCGCTCATTGGCAAGAATTTTGAATTCGTAAATACTGATAACCAATAATTCATCAACACCAAGGTTCTTTTTACCTGGCGATTTTCCCGCATATCAATGGTAAGCACATGAGCGAGCCTATCATAGAGTTTATGAATATTTTCCGATCTGGCTTCATTGATCATTTCCGCAAGGTCAATTCCTTTTTTGCCCTTGACTGTAATAACCTTTGTATTGAATTCATCATACGCCAATCTCGGAACCACAATACTCAAAGCGTCCTCAAACATTACATGGAAATCATCATCCTGTTCCAGTACTTTGATTTTCCATTTTTTCTTGACAGGGGCAAGCGCCCTGATCATATTCTTTGTGTTGGCAAAACCACCTGGCAAATATGCCACAGATGGATTACCCATCCCCGTTGTACCAGCAACCATACCACCCGTTGTGGCTTCTTCATTTAATATTCTATCGGCTAACAATTCGAAATCACTCATCCCAGGGTCCCCAGTTTTGTTGTTCAAGAATTATTTTTACCATTTCGGCACGTGTATATCTTTGTTCTTCCTTTGCACCCACAAACCGTTCATACGCATCCCAAGGCAACTTTTTATCCCATACAGGATCATAAATCATTTTAATGTCATGCCCATGATGTGTTTCAGTATTTTCTACCCACGCATGCCCGATGGTTCTTCCACCTTCCACTTGTTCAGTAATCGTTCCATGAATCAAGTCCCACTCAAGATTATTCATTACATATTTACCCGATAATGAATAACAATTCCCCAATCTTTCTTTAAAACTATCTTCATTAACTGATTCATTAGGCGTATAGTGGCCTTTTCTACCCTTATCCTTTACTTTAGGGTTATCCTCCGGTTCAATCTGTAAATTTGTAATCCCCGGTTTCGTTCCTCTTACCGGCAATTTGGTAGCACTTTTAGTCGCAGAAGACGGCCCAATATTTTCTGGTGGTTCATCATCATCCGGGGTGGGTGGTTCTTCATCCACATCTATATCTTCTCCCGGCTCTTCTAGTGGCTCATCTCGCCCGTATGGACCCCTAGTGGATTTGGCAGTATCATATGCCATCTTTTTTAATTCATCCCCTACTGCCCCAAATGCAGCCTTCTGTGCAGTAAAGGCTTCAACAGCGTTATCCACATCATCAGACCAATATTTCTTTAGAAATGAGGCAAAAGTTGACGTATAGTTCGGTAAAACACTCGCCATGAGCTCTGTATGCTTACAATACGCCCCGTATTGCCTAGGATTCCTGATATTTGGAGGCCTATTTTCTTGCCGCCCGAACTGAGCATCCCTTTGGGTCTTAATATATGCACCGCCCCAATATAAATCAGCCGGACAGGAACAACTGAACTTCATATCCACACTATTCAGTATTTCGGCGGCCAAAAGCGTGTATTTAGGACCTGATTTATCCTTTTTCCACAAACTCTGATCCCCAGCGTATTTCTTGATCATTTCAGGTATATTAGTGAATTCCACGTAAACATCGTACTTTACGCCCTCTTTTGTGCCGGATGTAACGGTAAAATGCCAAAAATCAGGCATCATTTCACGCATCTCAACCCCACCCTTTGATGCAACGGTTTTAACCCGCTGCCCAAACTCAGGAAACAGTTTTCCAATAGACTTTTGCTTAGTTCTAAGCCTATTGAAATTGATTTCGTTCATAACATGTTCAACACAACTGTTAATTGACACTTAATCTACCTCCGGGAAAACCCATTGCCTGTAATTCATCTTTTAATCTAGCATTATGATCAATCTGTACTTCAATAAACATAATATCAGTACCAGTGAGCTCTTCGTTATTTTCTAATTTCTTTTTAATAAGATCGATCATAGCATCCTGCCATTCAGGTGTACCAAACCCATATTTCTGGGCAAGATCAAAATAATCACTTTCTTCTGTGATACATGCTTCACTAAGATCACGTAATTGATTAATCAAGTCCTTCATTAGAATCTCCTCGCGAATGTAAGCCAACGACCCTCATCCCGTAGTGTCGCTTCCAATTCTTTCTTCTCAGTTTTACCCTCATCATACATTTGCTGACCATCATTCTTAATATCAATCGCCATTGTCTTCCGTAAGGCATTTCCTTCAACCATTTTCACCAAAGCTTTAATGTAATACAAAATCCATTGAAGCATATGTTCACTCTTTACATTTTCAAAATAAGCATAGTTTGTTGTGATTATGCCATTACCTGCCCAACCAGTTACTGTCCAAGCTCCTGTATCATAATCAAGTGTTCCACTGTACCCAGATTGGTCACAATTTAGTATACCTTCCCCATCATCTGTAAAAGTGGTAGTACCGTTTGTCATTGAAAAAGTATCAGGATCTAAAGGAAAGAAATCAAGTATGCCAGAGAGGCTGGTATTCACACCACTTGAATGTTCAAGAATATATTCAACAGGTCCGTTAATGATTCTTTTTGTTCCCACAACACAAATAGATGTTGTCTGTGATGGAAGTTGCTGCATATATAATGCCCCACCAACTGCGGGATCATCAGATCGTTCAAAATGCCAACTAAAGTCTGAACCAATATAATATTTATAATTACGATAAGCTTCTGATAACATAACCAAATCAGAAGTAAGATTATCTATGATCGTGATACCCAACAAAGACCACATAGGAAAATTTTGTAGAACCCAATCAGGCACAGTCGCAGGATATACTTTAACAACTGACTTATAATCAGGTGTTAAATATATTCTACTTGTTGCAATGCCTGCGTTTTCAAACATCTTAACAATAGGCATGGCAGAATGTGTATTCCAATAACGATATGCATTATCAACAATCTGCGTAATGGTTTCATTTGGAGTTGCTAATGAAATAGGTTGAAACTCTTGATTCACCCAATTAAGAATATCAGTTTTTAACATAATGTTTTCTTTCTATTTTCATTTTATTCCCTTACAGGGGAGAGAATTTCTTCTCTCCCCCCTCCCCATATACTGAGTTCAGTTATACAATAACTAAACTACCGTGAGTGTACATACCACTATTAACAACCTTATACCCGGCTGATGCAAGAAAGCCCTTCTGCGCTTTCAAGTCAGCAGTAACAAGTGTTGGGGTCGAGAACAACGGAATATACGGAGCAAACAAAAATCCAGCAAACAGATAATTGTCACCCTTGAAACCAAACAATATTTCTGTAGCACCTAACAACGGATCGTGAATAACCAATCTGCCATCAAGAGTTCCTAACTCGTATGGTCCAGTAGGAACAAGAGTGTTTAACCCAGGAGCGGGCACGAAATTCGGTGCCAACTGACGGACCAAACGAGCAGTGTCATTACCAACAACTAAGAAATTACAAACAGCACGTAACGTCTTGTTGATGATATTAACATTGGCTTTTTCAACGAAATCCAAGAACTGGTATTTCTTCCATACCCATGCCTCACCCGTTGAAGGGGTTGCCGTGTACGTACCAGGACTCGTTGCTGCATCACCTGTTTGTGAAGCGGTATTCATTAAATCAATACCCAAGTGATCCATCGTGAACTTAACTTCACCGCCTAAGTACTTAACCAACTCATCCTCTAAATTCAAACCGTGTGCTTTTTCCAAATCGATCGCAGCACCCAGTGTAAATAAGGCTTTGAGTGGGAAATCTTCGGCAGTAATTGTCGAAGATGTTACGGCAATATTAACTTCAGGAACATTTGCAGTTGTAACACCTGCAGCGCCACCCGTTTGCCAATCATACTTATAATTAACAGTAGAACTAGCGTACAGGGTTGTATCTACGGTCCAAACACCTGTTGCAAGAACAACAGTACCAGCATCACCAGAAGTAGATCCCGTTAATACGTCAGTACCACCAGAAGTAGAAGTAACGGTATAAGTTTCACCCGTTGTTCCATCTGTAATAACCACGGTACCCGTAACAACCGGGAAATACCCTAATGTACCCGTAGTCGTTGCTGCAATAGATTCACCAGTAACACGAACAGAAGCATATTCACGCCCACCAACAGTTTTATTGTGGCCTAATTTCGCGTCCATCATATTAGTGGCAGCAGTAACACTACCCTTGCTAGAACCATACTTAACATCCAAATAAAACACAGCACCAGAACGACGATCAAGTGCTTGAGTAACTGCTAATTTGTTAAGAACCAAACTAGGCAGCAACGCAGCAATAACCGGCAACTGAATACCTAAAAACGAAATCGCACTAGAATCCGTTGTTTCAAAGATACTAGAACGAGATTTAATACCACCTTCTAATAACGCATTTTCAAGACATCGAGCAATGTTTCTCTTATCGTTTTCTGTAATAGATTTTCCTTGTTGCTTGAAATAACTATCCACAGAATTGATATGAGGCGCCCAAGCTTGAGTCAGACGATTGCGATCAGCCGACATAGCAGCCAAACGCGACTCAACTAAACCTTCAATTCCCTTACCCATGATATTTTTCTCCTCTTTAACTTAATTAATGTTATACACCAAAATGCTTAAGTGCTGTTCCTACCTTTTTACGAAGTGACGTCATAGCCGGATTAGGATCAGATTGTGATTCCATAACGATCTCAGAGATACCATTAGCAGATTGTACTATGTTCTCTCGTATAGCGTTTTGGGTTCTCCTAATGAGACTATCAACTTCTTCTACCGTCCTACATGCTTCTAAAAGTGTTAGAGACGATTCTGGTAAATGAAGCCCCATACTTTTTGTTTTCATACTAACGTAAAAACTAATTAAATCCTTCTTGTGTGCTTCTTGGAGAACATTTGCCTCCTGTTCATACTTCTCCGTAATTTCTTTACGGTCTTTTTCTTCTTCTTCTTTAATAGATTTAATTTCTAATAAATGAGAATCTTTACTTTTTTTAGTAGATTCATTCAATTTATTTAATTGTTTAGTTAATTTACCTATATCTATTGTTAGGGATTCAGCCACCTCAGTTTTTTGTTTTGACTGAGTCTGCAATATTTTTACCTGATCATGCAGTTCTTGAAATTGCTCAGTTATTTCCCGCATTTTAATGGTGAAAGCCATCATATCTTTTCCATAACTTTCCACTAATCGATCTCGTTCAGCAGTAATTACCACAAGCCTTTCTGACATCTTTTTAAGTGACTTATTTCTGATCATGCCCGAAGGTTTTGCCTTCTCGTTGTTCCTTGTGGTTACTGCTGAAATATTGCCTTTAGTACTTTCCATATTAGTAACATATGTATCAGCAATGCTCTCGTCAATCTTAAATACCTTAACAATATTATCCACTGCATCAGAATGACTATGAAAGTTACCCCAATTATCAGTTAAGAATTGATTCGTTTTTCTTTCAAGGTTTTCTTTCATTTGAACATCTGATAGAGGAACATATATATCTGCTCTAATGGAATTGACATTTACAAGTAATCTACTCTTACCAATTTTCTGTATAGTTCCATCAGAAGCAACTCTCCCCCATTCCTTATTGTCTGTATCAATATGTACCTTATCACCAACCTTAAATTTACCACGTAATTCATTTAACTTATGTAAGTCAGCAATCTTAATCATATCTGATTCTTTAACTTTAGTTTTCTTCTTCTTTTTAATCTTCTTAGTTTTCTTGGAAGATTTATTAACCACTACCTGTGCTGCCTTGGCGTCTGCGGGTTGACCACAAAGATCAGAAGTTGATATAATCTTTTTCTTTTCATCTACATCAGAAAAAGACATAAGACATTCTTTTGAACAGAATGATCCATCTTCTGCATCCCATTCTTTTTTAGCTGGTTTTCCACATACCTTACATTTCTTTTCTTCTACCACTTTTTTTTCGTCTTCTACATTCTCATTTACTGATTCAAAAACTCCAGCATCGATTAAATCTTTTTTACTATATTTCTCTACATTATCACCACTAAAAACAGATAATGTTGTACCATCCCAATCCCAATCATCCATATTCTCTGTTGTATCAGATAACCAACTTTGAATTTTATCTAAATTTACTTGATTTTCATTTACTGACTCCTTTGTACCCATATCCTCCACCAATTCTTCCATACTACTAATGAACTTACTATATTCACTCGCATCACCCTCACCATCTTCAATCTCTATCTGTGTTAAACTCCATAATTCAGTAATTTCTGCTTTTAATTGAGGGTACTTCTTTACCATTTCTTGCCCTTTTGCTAAAGCCTCTTCCTTAGACGATTCTTTTATGGGCAACCTATCTTCGACTTTCTTAACAATTTCATTTACTAATTCATCAACAGGCATACAAGTAAGACATTCTTTTTCAGATGTCTCAACAGTACAATTTTCAGACTGTACATCATTCTTAATTTTTTCCAAAAGTGCAACGGCTTCTGGGTTATACAATCTTTCTAACAAAACAGTAGCGTACTGCCGATCAATCTTCTTATCATCCAACCCAGTCTTAATAACTTGGGTAACATCACGTTCTACCGTGATAGGCAATTCTGATCCAAAAGTACTGGGATCGGCAGTAAAATCAATAGTCACAAACCGATAACTTTCCGGCACAACCCTTTGATAACTACCACCCGCTTCATCCAAAGTTTCTTCCAGTTCACCATCCGCTCGGGTTGAGACACCAATACCACACCCCGCGCGAAGCAATGTATCAACGATTCTTCCATAAGGTGTATCAAGAACTTCCATTACAGCATAAACCTTATGCTTATCCTCACTCAAGATCATTTCAGTAACTACCCCAGCAACCTTTTCTGTATTACTCTGCGTTGTACTAGGATGTTCTGCGTGGAAAAATAGAGATTTATTTTCCAGCTTAGCAGTAATATCAGGGTCAGCAAGAACCTTATCCCACACAGCCTTTTCATAAACCCTATTATTCCGATTCTTTTCCCCAATAGAACAAATCTCATATTTCGCCCGACACAAGATCGCATCATTCTTGTCACTGGCATGCTCCAGGATCTGTCCTTTCGTTATAAATGATTCTACAATTTGTGTAGGCTTCATATTCATTCTCCTAAATTAATTCTACTGTGACGTAAGTCGTTGCTGATGGCACAACCACCAAAGAATCAATAGTACGACTTAAACATCTAATAGTGTAGGTTTCATAGAGACCAACATACCGTACGACCCCTACCCCATTCAGTTGAACAGTTGCATCCCCAACGGCTACATACACCGTAATTAAATAATTTCCAACCAGATCCCTCGACGTCTCAGATACAGAATCTGTGACAGTTTCAGGAATAGTGACCGTAGTAGTTGTGGTCAATTTAGCCGAACTGACAATCGGTAAAATGGTTGGCGCGGTAACTACTTCTGTAATATCAGTGGGTAACGAACCAGGAATAAATTGTAATGTTTTTACTGTTTCACCTGGCTCAACGCGAACATCACCCATTGTTTTTACTACTAATCCGGCATTATGATATTTAGGCATTTCCTGTCTCCTCTTTATTTGTATGTAATCCCCACCAAACTCGTGCTTCACCAGGATTTCCTGTTGAATCGACTGCGGTAGCACGAACCATATCCCCCAGAGTATCTAAGGAAATCTTTTTATCCATATCTCTGATCGTGAAGTAAACTGCAACTGATCCTTCTCTGGCCAAACGGAACTTAGCCCCATCCCCAACCGCATCAACCAATCTCTTTGCGATATCAGGATTGAATTCATTGTAGTTACCAACGATCTTAGCCTGTTTTAAGAATGTTTCTGAATTAGCATATATTCCCAGCCATTTTAGATTTCGAATTGCCCCGTACACCTTAGGTTCATCCACCAAACTATCTGCATAGGCAAGGGCAGTTGAAATGAAAGGTTCTTCGGGATATTGCATTTCAATATTAGCCCGTGCTGATTCCGGGGATGACATATCCTCGGCCTTAGGGTCTCCACCATCTGGTGCTGGTTCAGAATCCGCTGATGTATGTTCTTCTCCCGGACCCGCTATGGGTTCATCACCTGGTTCAACAAGAATATCAGGACTCGGCCCGCCTGCTACTGCTGGAGCACCCACTTGATCAAGATCCTCAATCCCACGTGGTGATCGTTCATCAAGTAAATCAAACTTTTCCATTAAGACATCAATTTTAGATTCTGATAGGCCAAACTTCTCCAATAAATCTTTCATCTTGGCTTCTCCAACATCACCGGTTTTATATAAATTATCCACATCAATGTTATATGTTTTCTTTTTTGGTGTTTTCTTGTTATCTTTTTCTTTATCTCTATCAGGAAAAAAATCCAATGCTTCCCCTTCAGGATAATCACCATTTGGTTCTTCGCCCGGTTCCCATTCTGCCCCGCCCATCCACTTAAAAGCTTCGTAAAATGCCTTAACAGCATCATCCATTTTAGAATATTCTAGTTCTGGGATAATTGTGTTCTGAACGAACTCAATAAAGGCCTCTTTGGTCTCAAAAGCCTCCATCAAATCATACTTTTCCAATAACTTTTTCATCCTAGCGTCATTAACCATAGTTTGCACCTCTTTGATCCCTATATCCACAGATTCCCCAACATTACTAAGTTTATCTTCTATTGCTTGTGATAATACTGAATAAACTGCGTCAGGATACCAATTATCAAAAGCAATCTTTGAGACAACCCATTTAGTAGGAGAATATTTAATCCAGTGATCTACCACAGTATCCGTTCCGCCACCAACATGTTCTCCACCTTCGGGGAAATCAATTTCAATCCAACCACTATTACCAGAATCATTAACCTCGATATTTTTTATTTCAAAATTATTAAATTCACTGGCAATATCAGCATCATTCTTATATTGTTCTTCAGTTACCTTGGATTCACCCATTCC